GCCGCCTTGGATGCCATAGCGCAGGTATTTGGCGCGGTTCTTGCCGGGTGCGTCGTTGGCGTAGATGGCGGCCTGCAGATCGCGCTTGGTGGACTTCTGAACCAAGAAGGCGGTCTGCGTGAAGCGGGTTGGTTTGTTGAACGCGCCAACGGTTGCGCTGTTGGCTGCTGTGCGGCCGTCGAAGGCGACAGCGTTAAGGGCGACGGAGGTGGCAAAGGGTAGTTGCTTCTGCACGGCCGAGCCAAAGCGCGAGAGCTTGTCGAGCCCCTGCTGATCAATGGTGAGAAGGATGGCCATGTGCCAAGGGTAGGGGGACTGGGGTGCCCCCATCCATGGGGTTGCCAACTTGCCAACTTGCCTACCTTCGCCTTAGGAGCCAGGAAATCCCCCCTCCCCCCCTCCTCCTCTTATTACTATTACTCTTTTATAAAGGTTAGATAGTTAGCAAGGTAAGAAGACGCCATGCGCTGCAAGGGATCTGGGGTTGCCAACCAGCTCTAGCGAGGTTGGAAGAAAACCCACTTCTGGGCGCCGTCGATCATCTGCCGGCGTTTGCGGTAGCCGAGGTCCTTGAGGATGGATGCCACCTGCATCTGGTCGCCGCGGGTCTGACGTTCGATGGGTTTGAGGATCGCCTCGTTGAGCAGCAGCTCGCTGGTGATGGGTCTGCCGTCGTTGCTTGGTGCTGCCAGCCACTTCTGGATGGGTGCCATCCAGGGGGACTCGACGACGTAGGCGACGTTCTCGGCTTCAACGGCAGCGAGGTGCTGAACGGCCAGCTCGTTGCCCTCTCCGGCCCTGTAAGCAGCTACAGCAGCTGACCAGATGGCATCGCGCTCGATCAGGAGATTGGGCACGTCGATGGGGCGCTGGAGGGTGCAGGAGACGGGGATCACCCAGAAGCGACGGTTTCCGGTTTCGTCAACGAGGAAACCGCTGTCTCGGTTGGTAGAGCCGACGATGATGCAGCGGCGTGGGAAGGCTTCTGTTGCCTTGCCGTAGGGCACGCGATACATGTCGGTGCATTGGGAGAGAAATGCTTTTACTTGGCCTGCGTTTTTCTTGCTGGTGATGTGATCCAGTTCGGCCCATTCCATGAGCCAGGAGCGGTGTAGAACCATGAGGTCATCTTTTGAGCTGATGTCGCGCAGGGCATCAGAGAAGAAGGGTCCACCAAGCGCAGCCCAGAAAGAAGACTTACGTGCGCCTTGATCGCCCATTAGGACGCAGGCGTAATCGTGCTTGCAGCCGGGCTCAAAGATGCGTCGGACGGCGCCGATGAGGGTTTTCTTCAGCATGTGGTCATAGAGGGTGGGCTCAGGCAGATCGGCATCGTCTGGGCGCAGGTAGGTGGATGCGAGGCGGTCGATGTAGGTGGGCTGTACTTGAGCGGCAACGTGGTCTAGGTAAAGAGCCACGGGGTCGTATGGGTTTTCATGTGCTACTTCAACGAGGCAATCGAGAGCCATCTCCTTGCCGACTTTGTATCCGGTTTCTGCGAGCTGCAGATAGAAGCGTTCAACGCCTTCGGCTACAGCACCGCGGATCTCGATCTGCTGAGTGAAGAGGTTGTAGCGAAAGCGTGGGGAGCCGTCGTGTTCGGGTTGGCGGAGCATGGTGAGCAGCTCCTTGGCCTCAAGCTTGGTGGGCTTATCGGGTGCTGGTGATGGTGTTGCAGGTTGCTGTGTGGCTGGTGTGGTGGCGGATTGATAGGGCGGCAGTTGGCGTTGCTTTGGCTCCCAACCGTCTTCTTTGGCGAGGTTGCAGAGGTGGCGGATGTCGCGCTTGCCATCAGCTGAGAAGGTGCGCCAGTGGTATTCGCACGAGCCTGATTCCCATTTGGCGGATTGACGGGACCATGCCTCCCAGTCAGCGAGCATGTGATCACCGACTGATTGAAGGCACTGGCCAACGGCGATCCATTCGTCGTAGTCATCAGCGCGCCATGGCTTGAGTGCATCTAGCCAAATGCGCGCCCAGTCTTCATCGGTGCGATCGGACTGGCGTGGTTGCGGAGGTGGGATGAGCGGCTGCTGGGGTGCGGGCTGCTGCTGCGGCAGCATTTGCTCAATTAGGGCTAGCGGCGCATCGGCTAGTGGGAGGTCATTTGGGCCGCGGCCTTTTAGCCAGCGATAGCCGGAGGTGGTTGGGTGAGCACCGGCTACGACGGATTGGCAGCCTGTCCAGCGGAGCTCGAGCTGCTCCAGCTTGCCTTCATCGTCGTGCTTGCCGGTTTTGAACTTACGGGTGCTGATCGCATCCCAGTAGTCGGGGGGGACGCGATAGATGATCTGCAGGCGACCGTTGCGGCCTGATGTGACGGCCCAAGACTTGGGCAGATCGCTGAGCGGTGTGCCGAGCTTGTCGAGGATCTCACCGGCTGAGATGCCATCGTGATCGACGAAGAGGAGACCACCGGATTGGGGGCCAGCGATAACGCCGATTGCGACGGCACGGCCTGAATTGATTTCAACGGTGAGCTGCTGCTTGGTGAGTGGGTTCTTTTGCCACTGAGGTTGATAGGGCCGTTTGCCGTGACCTACGGCTACATAGCCCCAGTCATCAGGAAGGATGGCGAGCTGCTGTAGGAGATCTGGCACGGGTTGGCGATGAAGGCCGGCGCATCATGGCGTCAGTTGCCAACCTTGCCAAGCAATCTCAGGAGATTATTTGCGACGCATCTGCGACGGAGCGAGCGATGCCTGCGATGCCGCCTGCGCCCGTGACGGCGCTGAGCCATGCAGCTTGCTCTGGGCGTACGCGCCCGGTGGGTGTCTTGACCTCGATTGAGGTGAACACGGCTACCTGCCGGCCCACCATTTCGGGCGTGATGGTGATGGTGCGCCAGCCGATCAGGTCTGCTGAGCCACGTGCGAGGCCGAACTGCACGGGCCGGCCGGTGCGTGGATCTGGCAGCTGGCCGACTTGATTGCGGAAGAGACGGAGATCGGAACGAGTGCCAAGTGCGAGGCGGATCTGCTGTTGGAGGGTTGTCTCAGCGTTGGCCACGTGCCTGATGGATCCGATACGCCCAGCCAGGAGCGTAACCGCGTTCCTTGGCCAGGGCGAGCAGTTGCGGGAGGGTGCGGGCTGCTTGGCGTTCGCGCTTGGCGCGGTCGCGTTCTTCGATGCGTTGCTGGACCTGCTCGCGCTTGAGTTCTTTTAGCTCACCCATGATCTGCCTGATCTTGGTGCTGCGAATGGGGACGCACTGAGCCCCACAGACCGGGCACTGAGGTTGCGGCTTGAAGGCTCCGTAGCACTGCGGGCATGTGCGCACTGATGGCGCTGGTGTGCCGCGGCCACCACGCACGATGCCTTCGGCCAGGCTCCACTCGCGGGGATCATCTGGGAAGCCATGGCGCGGCACGTTGCCCACATGGTCAAGGATCAGCGCGTGAGGCTTGCCTGGCGCCGGGCGCAGCACGCGGCCCACCTGCTGCAGGTAAAGCCCAATCGATTGCGTGGGCCTTAGCAGGATTGCGCACGATGCGGCTGGCACATCAAAGCCCTCCGAGACCACATCCACGGTCACCAGCACACGCACGGCGCCCGCTGCATATTGCGCCACCACCTGATCGCGGTCGGTTGTATTGCCCAGCAGCAAGGCTGCGCTGATCCCGGCAGTCTTAAACGCGTCGCACACTGAGACGGCGTGGGCGACGTTGCAGCAGAATGCGATGGCCTGCTGCCCAGAGGCCAGGCGCTGATAGTGCGTAATGGCGTCACCCGTGACCGTTGGGCGATCCATGGCAGCTGCTGCCTGATCGTTGGCGTAATCACCAGCGCGGCGCCTCACCCCCGACAGATCAGCGACAACTGGCGGCGCATAGATACGCGCGGCGGATAGGAAGCCTGCATCGATCAGATCAGCAACGCTGGGGCCGAGCACCAGCTGATCGAACGCTTCGCCAAGGCCGCGGCCATCGAGCCGGCATGGTGTGGCTGTGACGCCCAGCCGGTAGGCATCAGGCCAGTGGTTGAGGATCTGGCGCCAGCTGCCTGCTGCTGCGTGGTGCGCCTCATCAATGATCACGAGCGATGGGTGCCAAGCCATGCGCGAGAGGCGCCGCACGAGCGTCTGCACCGATGCCACCTGCACCGCGTGATCGGTTGCCGGATGGCCCGCGGCGATGATGCCGTGATCGAGGCCGGCCCATGCCAGCTTGCTGGCGGTCTGGTGGATCAGCTCGCGGCGATGCACGAGGATCAGCACGTGGCGGCCACGCGCTGCAGCTTGTGCCGCGATGGTGGCGAGGATGACCGTCTTGCCACCACCGGTGGGCAGGCATAACAGCGGCGCCTTGGCGCCCTGCTGCATGGCAGAGCGCAGATCGCTGATTGCTAGCTGCTGGTAATCCCGCAGGTTCATAACGGCAGTTCCAGCTGGGTGCCGTCTACTGGTGTGCCGTGCATGGCGATCTGAGCCATGGTCACAGCGCGGCGCTGCTGATCGTATGCAGGTCTTGCATAACCGAGCTGATATAGGTGCAGATCGTTCTGCAGCAATGCCACGGCCACTGCACGCCACGATGGCGCACGGCCGGATGCCGCCACCTTGGCTGGCACTTCATCGGGAATCTCGTGCGAATAACAACGGGCTTGCCACGTCCGCACGTATTCCGAGACTCGCTCGGTAGCGCACCTCCCAGGACTGAATGGCTCTGTCTGCTTGGTGGTTCGCCAGAATCCTTTGCTCATCGGTCAAGAGTCCCCAGGCTTGTCGTGTGATGTCTTCAGGGCATTGCAAGGCAAGGGCGCAGGCTGCATGGCCGATCCATGCCTTTCGGTTGAGGTTGTAGTCAGTCAGTGCATTAATGCAGCTGTTGGGCCATTCCATCGTGACCCGCTGCATATACCGGCCATAAAGGCGGTGGTTACCGGTAAAGATGACCGCTCGCTGCAGGAAGAGGCGGCGATTGGCCACCTCGCCCCACATGTTGAAGCCGATCTCTTCCCAGGTATCAATGGGCAACCAGATCCTCTTCAGCTTCACGCTCGAGATCCTCCGTCACGTTGTCGATTTGCTCAACGTCCCATGCCTTACTGAAATCCTTACCAAGGAATAGGGATGCAAGGCCGGTCACCTGCTTAAGGCGCAGCAGCTCATCAGGGCTCATGCCGATGTGCTTACAGATCCATGCGTCGCCTTTACCCATCTCAATCAGTTCAGCAACAATCACGCTCATCAGCTCAATGTTGTGCGAGCCACGAGCGCGGTTATGGCGGATAGTGGAGGCCATGCGGTCGTGCAGTTCTTTGCGAAGCACAACTACAGGCAGGCGGCCGCCTTCACGTTCACGGATGCGCTGACTGTTTTTAAGCGTCAAGTATCGGTGAAAACCGTCAACGACCACATAAAGGTCACGTTCGGCATCATGCACCACAACAACAGGCTGTGTGTAGCCGTCTTCCCAGATTGATGTTTCGAGTAGTGCCATTTCAGGCGGCGCCACAGAGTTGGGGTTGTAATCGTTGGCGGTAACCTTCTCGATAGGAATACTGCGTACGGAGTAAACCGGGGATCGCCAAGGGTAAGAGTCGTTCTCGTCGTGGAGTTCATTGCCTTTAAGGGGTGGATTGAAGACACAAATCAACGTTGTCGGTTCCAATGCTTCAAACGTGTGCGCATCGTGCTTGTCGAGCACGTAGGTCACATCAGGGCCAACCGCGATGATCTCCTGCGTTGCTTCGTTGATCAGCAGACCCTTGCCGCTGACGCAGTAGCAGGTTTCGAGGTGGTGCTGGTAGTGCCAGCGGTGGGGCTTGCCAGGGTGGATAACGGTTTTGGTCATGCTGTAGCCCATGCCGTCGGTTTCAACGACTAGCCGATGGCTGGTGAAGCCACCGCGTGGGCATTGCACAACGCGGTCATCAGGAAGCTGAGCGGCGTTCAGGATCTTCATTTGGCAGAGCGGTTAAGGACTTGGCTGTACTTGCGTTGGATTGATCTCTGGCGGCGCTGCTGTTCTTGCGTTGGCGCCAGGCCAAGGTATTTGCAGGTGTGGTCGTTCTTGAGAACAGTGATTGCAAAGCGCTTCCACGATGTGACCATGCTGTTGTGGCATGGCAGATCATCGAGATGATCGGGTGGCACCTTGATCACAACACGGCGCAGATTGTTTCCGCCGTGTCGCGTAGTGCCATTGATGTAGAAGCGGATGCCGATACGGTTAAGAGCTTCAATGATGGATTCAGGAAGACCGCGCCCCACCCTGCCCCAGTAGCGGATTGATTGGATGAAGCGCTGCTTAAAATTTGCGCTTGACTGATCCGGCAAGGTGGCCAACAGGAACTTCACAAAGGATTTCCAAGTGTGGCCGGGCGGGAGCCTAAAGGATTTGTAATCAAGTTGCTTGCCATAGGTGGCCATGAAGTTGGCACCGCCGACTCTGGCGCAAAGCCTTGCCCAAATCTGCGGGTCGATCACCCGATACATGGCGAGGCTGGATTTGGACTCTGACATAAACGGCGAGGCAACCCGCATCTTCTTGATGGGGATACCAGCCATGTAAAACACGTCATAGAGCTTGTTGTAATCCCACCCAAACTTGGCGTTAGCGGTCCAAATGTCCTCCGTGCGCCAGTCATAGATCGGATAGCAGTTGTAGGTATGCGTCGTGTTTTTTTTAGTCCACATGCGGCCAAGCATGGTTTCCTTGTCTTGATTCAAGATTGCCCTAAACCGGTTTAGTGATTCAACGGTGCGGATACCGATCAGGTTGGCGCAGGGCTCACCTTGGCTGTACCACTCCGCGAACATGTCCCAGAAGGTGGCGTAGTCCATGTTTTCAATGAACAGATCGCCAAATGGGTGGTTCTGCAGGTTGACGATGTAATCCTGCTGCGGCATGGGTCGAATCCAGCGGTGGCGGTCAGCCTCGCCCCAGCACTGCCAATCGATCTCGTAAGAGCTGACGGTGCAGGGCAGCGTGATGGGCAGGCAGCACCAATAGATCTCAAGGATGTCGCGATTGGCCTCAAGGATGCGGTGCATAAACTCCTCGCTGTGGTTGTAGTTGGCCTCGTTGTCCATGATCTGGACGCCAACCTTGATCAACAGCTGTCTGTCTCGGATGTAGTCGCAAACGAGATTCAAGAGAACGCCGCTGTCCTTGCCACCAGAGAAGGAGACGTAGACGCGAGTGAAGTGGGCAAAGATGAAATCCAGCCGTTCTATGGCGGCGTCATAGACGGATTGTTCGAGGTACTGACGCATGGGGTTTGCCGTGGCTTGCCGAACCTAGCAGCATCTGGCCGCAAGTGCTAGCATCTGGGGGCAACTCGCTACGAACCATGGAGAACGCCGACTATCACCGGCATTGGGCGGTAAGCAAGTCCGGCCTTGATCAGATCGCAAAAAGCCCGCTCCACTATTGGGCACGCTTTCTAGATCCTGATCGGGTTTGGCCAGAGCCCACGCCATCGATGCGGCTTGGCACTGCTCTTCACACCCACGTGCTGGAGCTGAGCAAATGGGACGATCAAATCGCCGTTGCTCCTAGCGACATCAACCGTCGCACCAAGGAAGGACGCGAGCAATGGGCAGCGTTTGAAGCGGCAGCCAAGCGCAAAACGGTCATCACCGCCGACGATGCCGCGCAGGTGCAGGCCATGGCCCGCTCGGTGTTTCGCCACCCTGCTGCTGCGATGCTGCTGGGGCGCCCCGGCAAGGCTGAGACCACGCACATGTGGACGGACGCCGCAACCGGGCTCGAGTGCAAGTGCCGGCCGGATTGGCTGACCGATGACGGCAGCATCGTGGTTGATCTCAAAACCACCAAGGATGCGAGCCCGCGTGGGTTTAAGCAAAGCGTGGCGAACTATCGCTACCACGTACAAGCCGCTTGGTATCTGCACGGGCTCGAGCAGGCCACCAGCAAGCGCCCGGATCAGTTCATCTTCATCTGCGTCGAGACGACCGCCCCATATGCGGTTGCGGTCTATGCCGCCGATGCGGAGATGATCGAGCGCGGCCACGATCAGGCGATGCGTGATTTGGCGAAATTGGCGGTTTGCAAAGCCGCTGATCACTGGCCGAGCTACAGCGATCAGATTGAGACCATCAGCCTGCCGGGTTGGATGACGGGCCAGCCTGGCAGCACACAGACCACAGAAACTATTCAGGAGTTTTGATTATGGTTCAACGCGACATTGCTCAATTATTAGACACGCTAGAGCGTATTGCTATTTCTCTAGCAAGCATTGAAGACGTTCTGGCTTCGGGCCACTTGAGCGTTAATGCAGCTACATCGTTCGAGAGTGGACTAAAAATCACTCACATGCCAGATGATCACTTTGTAAAAGTATTAAACCCCAAAAGCTACATAACCGGGGAAACAACGCCTTTTATCACATCTGCAGAATGAGTGAATCATCAGCCCTCACCACCCAGCCGTCGGGCTCGGTGTTCAGCGGCATCCAAGCGTTTGAGGATGCGCAGCGTATTGCCAAGGCGCTGGCCAGCAGCACACTGATCCCCCGCGAGTTCCAAGGGCAGCAGGGTTTTGCCAACTGCCTTGTCGCGCTTGAGATCGCGAACCGTATGGGCATCAGCCCATTTCTGGCCATGCAGCACCTGCACGTGATCCACGGCCGCCCCAGCTGGAGTAGCAGTTTCATCATCGCGATGGTGAATGGCTGCGGCCGGTTCAGCCCTTTGCGGTTTGAGCTAAGCGGCCAGGGCGACTCGCTCGCTTGCTATGCGGTCGCTAAGGATCTCGCAAGCGGCCAGGAGCTCAAGGGCCCCACCATCACGATGGCGATGGCCAAGAAAGAAGGATGGGCCACCAAGACCGGCAGCAAGTGGCTGACCATGCCGGAGCTGATGATCCGTTACCGGGCCGCTGCGTTCTGGGGCAGGCTGTACGCCAGCGACATGCTGCTCGGGATGCAGAGCCAGGAGGAGGTCCTGGATGTGCAGCCGGTCACCGTGACCGAGACCAGCGTGGCGGATCTCAATGCTGCCATCGCCCAGCCAGCCCCTTCCCCTGAGCCCGTTGCCGCACCAGTGGAGGCCGATCAGGATGAGCTCTTCTGAGTATCTGACCGCACCCCAGCTTGCGCAGCGATGGGGATTGCACCGCGACACGTTGAAGCGCTGGCGTGATGCCGGCAAGGGTCCGGCATATTTCCGCACGCCCGGCTTCGTGCTCTATCCCCTGGCCGAGGTGGAGCGCTACGAACAGGCCAACACCATCACCCCCGGACAATCATGAGCTTCAAATTGAATCTGAGCATCTTCAAGAGCACCAAGCCTGAGAGCAAGGTGGACTTCAGCGGAATGATGAACGTGAAGGTGGACGAGCTGGATGCCTTCTGCGCGTTCGTGATGAGCCAGACGCCAGATCAATACGGCAGCGTGCAGGTGCCCATCAGCGGTTGGAAGAAGACCAGCCAGAAGGGTTTGGCGTATGTGAGTGCTGTTGCGCAGCCGCCGCGTGATTGGGTGCCACCTGCCCCCGCTGCTGCGCAGGTGACCGCTGCAGCGCAAAGCCTGGCCGCTGCCACCGATGGCGTGGTGGTTGATATTGAGCCGGATCTGTTCTAGGGCCGCCCCATCAGCTCGCACTCAAGGCGAGCGATCTCGTTGACGGCCTGCTGCAGCAGTTGTTGCTGATAGCAGGCTTGCTTAAGCAAAGCCGCTGCCATGGTGCCGGCGTCAGGGCTGTTGAGCAGGCTACGAGCCTGCTTTTCTATTTCAAACTGCTGCTCAGGCGTCAGCTGGACAGCCATCCACTCACCGAAGTTCATGGTGCCATAGTGGTGGTGTACAACGTCAGGCTAGCGAGGCTGTGAACTGTCCCCGGTGCGGTTGCTGTGAGATTCGCGCAACCTATACCAATGGAGCGCTTGAGGATCGCGTGATTAGGCAACGCCGTTGCAATAGCTGCCGGCATGTTTGGTACACGGCCGAGTTGCCTGTGAGCGTGGCTGTAGTGGGCTGGCAGCGCACGCAAGGATCAGGGAAAAGCGTGCCGATACTGCGCGTGCCGGTCGAATTGGCAGTCGGCAGCGACGCCGTGTAACGCAATGTGACTGCACCCCTAGCGCGTACACCGCAGACGGTGTAGGATCAGATCACGCCACAAGCCCGATAGCACGGCGCGGGATTCTCTCCATGCAGACAAGAGGCCATGGGCCGGAACAGATCACACGACGCCTACACCTCGAGATCAACACGGCCTGACTAAGCCCGCTTCGCCGGTTGGCCCGGCACCCCTATACACACACCGCCCCATGTTCACCGCCACTCTGCTGGTGGTCTGGAAGCTGCTCCTGCCGCTGCTGCTTGTAGTGGCAGTGATCGACTGGATCACAGCTTCCGATGATCGCCGCATCCGCATACTGCGTCGCACTGGCCTTAGCCAGCAGCAGATTGCAGTTCACCTCAACATCACCCGCTATCGCGTCCGTCAGGCGCTTGTCTCATGATCAACCGCATTAACAACGCCATCTGCCTGCTGATCACCGCGGCTGTGTTTGCCATGATCGGCATCGAATCCGGCGCACATCACAGCACCACCCACTCCGGCACGCAGCAGGTGGTCAGGCATGACTGAACCCCGCCGCTACTACTTCCGCATCGAGAGCGCCAACGTCTTTGAGTGCGTCACGGCCCATAGCCTGACCGAGGCGAAACTGATCGCAGCTGATCACTGGCTGCCGTGGTGGTCAGAGCTCGAATGGGTCAACGTCGAAACCGTCACCGAAAGCATCATCCATGGGTAAGGAAGTCGCTGCCTTCCAATGGCGCACCGATCCTGAGCAGATCGGCAACTATGGCGAAGGCGTCAGCCGCCCGCGCCACAACGCCCGCGTGCGTGATTACACCGTCATCGTCTACCCCAAAGGCGCACGGCCAGTCACGTGGTATACCCGCGCCGAATCCAAGCGTGCTGCTGAGCGCTACGCCCGCAACCGCTGGCCCGATGCCGCTGCAGTGGAGGTGGCGTGAGCACCATCCGCGACCGCATCAATCAGTTGATCACAGACTCCGGTGCATACCAGCAAGGGCGGCAGGATGAGCGTGAGCGCCTGCAGCATCTGATCGATTTCAGAATCCAGCAGCTTCGTGCCATACCCCGCACTCAGCAGCTCTGCGCTGAACTTCAACACATCTGCCAGCTACTTGAACCATGAACGACCGCATCCGATTGGATCAGCAACGCGCCGACATGATGGAGGCGCTCTACCAGCGCAGCGGCCGCAGCTGCAGCACCTATACCGGCCTCTGGGATGAGTTCGCCCGCGACCTGGCCGCTAACTTCCGCGACACGTACTACCCCGATCTACTCGAGCGTGTGGTGCGTGCCATGGATGCCACCGAATCGGTGATGACGCAGAAGAACGCGCAGCAGGCCATCGAGGTGTGCCGTCAGCAGCTGCTGGGAGACAAGTGGAAGTGAACGGCAATCGCCATCGCTTCAAGGCCGGCCACATTCCGGGCACTGCAGTGCTGACGCCGCAGAACGCCATTGAGATCCGCGAGCTGTACGCCAAGGGGCAGACCATGCTTGAGATCGCGATCACCTACGGCATCAGCACCGCACACGTCTGCGACATTGTGAACCGCAAACGCTGGAAGAACGCCGAGCGGCAGGTGGTGGCATGACCGACCCGATCAACCCACCGCACTATCGCCGCGGCCCAGTCGAGGCGATTGATGTGATCGAGGCTGCGATCAGCGATGCACCCCACATGGTGCCCGCTTACCTGCAGGGCCAGGCGTTGAAATACCTGCTGCGCATCTGGTGCAAAGGGAACGCCCTGGAGGATGCCCGCAAGTGCCGGTGGTATATCGACCGATTGATCGCCAAACTGGAGGGATGATGCGACAGCTGCCAGGTCTGAACATCCTCGAGCGCATTGCGCTGCGCATCCTTACGCGCAGCCGTAACACCGGCTTGGTGGTGGTGAAGCCCTATGGCTACTCCTGCATCTACGTTGCATCAGACGGCACTGATCCGGTTGCCGCCTACGTGACTGATACGCCGAGCGAGCCAGCTTCAATGCTGCTCGAGCGGATCTATCACCAGCCAGCGGCAGGCGAAGTTGAATGATCAGTTTGCACGGCGGCCGATTGTTGCTGCTGTGCAGTCGATCTGACCGCACCTGGCACGCTCGGGTAATTCTTGGCCCGAAGCCCGAACATCAGATCGAGATGGATACCGGCGCCATTCACTTGCAGGCTGCACTGCTTAAGGCGCAACAGTTCTATCAAGCGGCCAGACGCAAACTACGGCCTGCGGACGAGCCGCTCATGTGCTGGGATTGTCAGCAGTGGGATATGGGTAGGCAGCGCTGCGCATTTGAGTTGCCAGAATCAAAGAGAAGCGGCGGCCGTTATGCGGCCAGGTGTGAGCTGTATGTTCGGCACGGAAGTCATCAGCCGCACTGACCGAGATGGCGGCTACATCGAAACCCTGATGCCAGTGCAGGGTGAGGTTTACTACCGCAGCTGTGTCGGTAGTGTCTGCCGGTATTCCAGCGATCTGTGGCAGGCCGAGCTGTACCTCGATCACCTGCTGGCCCGCTGATGCTGCGCGATGTGCTGATCCTGATCGTTGAGTATTGGGCGACGTGTCTGATCGCCCTATGGGTCTGCAGTCGCATCCTGCCCTAGCCATCGCGCTATGGCCCATTCGCCCAACGCTGTCCAGAACGGCTGAGCGCGATACCAGTCAACCCATGGCTTATGGCCCTTGCTTGAGTTGCACGCCCAGCAACAGGCAACCATGTTGCTGCGCACCGTAAGACCGCCATGCGCCTTGGGGATGACGTGATCGAGCGTTGGTGAGCGCCCCAGCTGATCACCGCAGTAGGCGCAACGATAGTTCCATGCCAAGAGGATCTGATCGCGTGCCGAGCGCCGTGTGACTAGGCGCGTCTCTTCAATGTGGTGTCGATCCACTGAGATCCGGCGGCAGGGGTACAGCGTTTACCTCGATCTCGATGATGTCCTCATCGTTTGGAATCCACTCGCTGAGTTGCGAGTAGATGTCCGCTGGCAGATCGTCAGGATCAGAATCGGATCGGATGATCAGCTTGGCGGAGATCTCTAGGTAGAACGCCCGCATGGGCTGGCCGCCGCTTGGCTAACGGTAGCGATCGCAACTGAGTCTCATGGGATTACAGGATTGCTCTGGGATTGCAACGCAATAATCGCGCTAGCGTCCCGCGCATGACCTACATCCTCCGCATCGGCCCGTGGCACGTCGGGCCGTTTGACACGCACCAAGGCGCGCAGTATTGGGCCGAACGCCACGGCTGCGACGATTACACGATGGTGCCACTCGATGATCCTGCTGAGGCGCCCGCAGTGCTCCACCGGATGCGCATGGCACCGTTGGCGCACCCCATGAAAAAGGCGCCGGTTGCTTAGGCCGACGCCTGAAACCTTGGTTCTCCCGATTGAACGCTAGCCCTTGGATGCAGTGACGCCAAGGTCTGCGTTATATCTTCCGGTTTGAGCGTAGCTGCGCTCAACGCTTCCACTTACGAGGATGAACTTCATCTGGCCGATCTTGAGGCCGGGCCAGATGCCGAGCGGATGTAGACGCCGCTGATTGCACAATTCCATGGTTAGGCGGCTGCCATACCATCCCGCGTCGCAATAGCCGGCCTCAGCATGATCCCAGCCCTCGCGTGCCCGGCTTGATTTGAGCACGAATTGAGCGCCGACGTGATTCGGCAGGTTGAAGATCTCGCGCGTCTCCGCCAGGAAGAACTCGCCCGGCTGGATCAGATATGGATCATCCGCCGTGTGGCCGAGGATATCCACCACCTGCAGCTCAGGCGTCTCTGGCACCTCGATCATGATCCGGCTGCCCAGCGTCACATCCAAGCTGGCCGGGTTGAGCAGTTCTTCATCGAACGGCATCACCATGGCGTGCTGCTTGCACAGTCGCCGGATCTCGTGGTCAGGTACCAGCACAGGTTTTGCGACTAAGATTTAGGTGCCCCAGCGGGTTGCCGCCCCTGGAGCGTGACCACCTGCAAGACCCAGGCGATGACCACCAGCGTAGAGGTGTGGAAGCCCGTTGTCGGCTACGAAGGGCTTTACGAAGTGTCAAACCAAGGCGGGGTGCGCAACCTGCAAACCACGAGAATACTCAGCACTAAGCCAAGCAAGCATCTTGGATACGTTCTCTGCAACTTGAGACGTCAAGGTGTAGTGCAAGGGTGCTATGCCCATTCTCTTGTACTTGAGGCTTTTGTTGGCTTAAGGCCAAGTTCAAATCATCAAGCCTGTCATGGCAACGGAAACAGAGCAGACAATCGACTGCACCGTGAAATCGCCTTGGACTATGGAGTCAGCAGGTCCCGTGTGACCACTATTAAAAACCGCAAGGACTGGGCTTGGCTGCCCTAGTAGTCCCATCTGATGCGAGGCCGCCCTTGGCGGATGCCTAGATGCACGAACTGAGGCGCCGCATAGCCGAGGCTATAGGGCCAGTTTTGATCACACCAGCGCTGCACGGCCATCATGTCGGCTCCGTCAATCACGAAGTCAACGGCACCAACGCCCGGTGCGTTGTACAAGTGCTCCGACCCGCTGGCGCCACCCACTGATTTATTGATTGCCGGTGGTCGAAAGCCACTCGTGATGATGATGGGCTTCCCACCAAACTGCGTGCGCACGCGCTCGAGAAATGCAGCCAGTTCTGCTGCTGTGTCGATCTGATGCTGCGCCGTGAAGCGCCTCGCCTCCTGATCCAGCGCGAACTCCCCCAGCCTGATGTGCGGCGTGATGCGTGCAGTGAATGGGCTGCTGGGGCGCAGCTTGGCGGTTTCCGGTTCAGCCGCGGCCTGATGCTGGCCCCAGAGTTTGCCCTCAGCACGGCGGCGACGCAGCAGGCCAGCCTCCACGTTGGTGCCAGGGTTGCGGTACAGCTCAAGCGCTGCAGGCACTGTGGCCCAATCACGCTCACGCAGGCATTTGCTGATGGTCTCGAAACCAGCGGCGCCGTAGAAGCCAGCGCCGAGGTTGTAGGCGAAGCTCACCAGCGCACTGCGCTGATTGTCATCCATCACCTTCCAGTGTGGGATGGTGCTGCGCAGCTTGTCAGCGATGCGATCCACCTCGAGGCGCAGCAGCATGTCGGCCTCGATCACGTTGATCTTGTCGCCGCGCTTGACGGGCACGCCGCCGCTGTAGCGCGTGGTGCCGTAACCAATTGTCCACGGGTCGCCACCGCTGAGCGGGTCGGGGTAGGCCGAGAGGTGGCAGCCCTCGAACTCCTTAATCAGTGCGATCGCGGCGGCGAGGTCGGTCTGCTTTCCGTCTTGGCTCCACGCCTGAAACCATTCGCGATCTCTTCTCATCACGGCGTTGTAGCCGTTCGCGGCGAGATCGGTCTCGAGCTGCTGAATCGCGGCGCTTTGGTGCGGCAGCGCTTTGTAATACTTGAAGAGCTGCTGCAACGTGATTGGCGCGTCGTTCGCCATGACTCAGCGGCGCTGCTTTGGGAAGGCGGTCTGCAGCACCTTGAGGATCAGCTGCAGCCAGCTGTTGGATTTAAGCGGCGACACGGCGATGATCTCAGAGCCGGCAGCAACGATGATGGCGATCACCGCAACAGTTGTTGCATGATCCATGGCTAGCAAGATGGCGGACGTGCTTCCAACTTAGAGACGCGCTGCTCTACCGTCGATAGCCGGCCGAATGTCTCGCGCCGATCTTCCTTGATGTCTTTATGAAGCACCTCGAGCTGTGTTGCGATGTGCTCCACCGCTGAGGTGAGTCTGATTACAGCATCACGTGCCTGATCGTTGCGGCGGCTGGCACCAGCTGCACCCATTGCTGCAACGCTGATTGATGCACCTGCCACTGCGGCGATGATCTCGATCATGGCGGCAACGGCTACAGGTACAGCTTACCGGCCCTGACCGCGTAGAGGCTTGCGGCCGCGGCGGCGTGGACGTGAGCGCTGGCCATAGCCTTGGCGTGTGGTCTTAGGCGGGCCGGGCTGGTGGTCGATCCGGGCGGTGCCGGTCTTGGCTTTTACTGCCACGGCACGCCAGCGCTATGGGTGGGTGCGAGTTTTTCCGCGATCTGCTGGTCGAGTGCGGTTTCGATCTCGGCAACCTTCTCATCGCCAAAGTGTGCCTTGACCCAGCCCACCACGGTTTCCTCGGTCAACTGCGCGTAAGGGGTGCCGGCGTCAGGGGCTGGGGGCTCCAGTCCGATGCTGCCGTAGGCGCCAGCCTGCTCACCATCCTTAAAGCGCGTGACGGTGTAATGCACGGTGTAGACGGTGCCGAGATCATCGAGCTTGCGCTCCATGTTGGCCACCTTCCACACAGTGAAGGGGAAATCAATGCCGGGTTTTGGATCAGCCATTGGTGTAGTGGTGATGTGGGGAGATTAGCTGGGGTGAGTAGAGAAGGGGACTTACGGCTTTGACTCAAGTGCAGAAACTCGTGCCAGCAGATCGTTGTTGCTCGCCTCAAGGATTTCGATGCGCTCCATTGCTTCCTGCAGCGCCTTCACTGCCTTCATGTAGAGCACCGAATAGTTAACGCTCTTGGTCACGGTACCAAGGTCGTTGCCTTCGGCGTCGCGGTCAGGTGATTCGGTGACAAGTCCGGGAGAGACGAGTTCAACCTCTTGGGCGATGAGACCAATTTGAGTGTGGGTTGAAAAGCCAGTATCTTCTTTGAAGTTAAACTTTCGCACCGTAAGCGATTTTATATCGCTCCATTGAGAGCCCGCGCCTACAATGTTCTCTTTTAGTTTTTCGTCAGAGTAAGCCCCGTAACTGTTGTTTGCGTTTTCAAGATCTCCGTCAGCGCGGATCACTACAACAATGGTCCCATTCTGAGTGGAACTTGCATTGTTATAGCCAATCATCATTGCGCTGGTGGCTGCTGTCAGGTTTGTACGCAAACCCAGCACAGTTGCTGTCGTGGCGTAAACGTCAGTTTGACCACTATTGCTAATCCTCATCCGCTCCGTCGGAGAAGACGCCCCATCCGCAGTAGTGGAGAACACTAGGCGGCCTGGCATGTCATTAGCGCCAGGGGTGCCGTCTACATAGGCATCAATAGAGGCAGCGACCTTTGTTGTGCTAGTCCCGTCATCCGCGTGCCAAATGATAGGACCAAGCTGGTCATTGGCCTGAACGATTGTTCCGTTACTAGTGGCGCTTCTTGATTTTGTGAAGAAGAATGCGTTAGCAAATGCATCGTTTGCATAGCGAGATATACCTATTCCACCATTAACAACTTCTTGCTTTACGTCGGCGCTGGTCTTGACACTAGACGTACCAACCAAGAACCTGCCGGAGCTGTCGATGCGGGCGCGTTCGGTGCCAGATGAGCCGGTTCCAAAAACTAACTCGCCGGGTGCATCAGCTCTAAGTCGTGCTGTTTCTGTTCCTGCAGTTGCGAGGAAGAGAT